GAATTACCAGTTGCTCCTGAAGGTGAAGAAACATCTACAGATGATTTTGGTGATGATATGGGTGGAATGGATGATATGGGAGAAGAACCATCAGAAGGTGGGGAAGGAGGACCTGTTACATTTAAATCAATTCAAAAACTAACAGGTAAGTTATCTCAAAAAATTAGAGATTATTCAGGTGAAGAAGAGTTATCAAGTAAAGATGTGAAGTATGTTATCAATTCAATATTATCTTCTTTAGATTTAAATTCATTAGATGAAGAAGACAAAGAAGAAATTTTAACAAGATTTGAAGGTGAAGAAGATTCTGACTATGGTATGGACGATATGGGTTCAGAAGATGAGGAAAGTGATGAATTTGATTCCGAAGAAGAGGTATCAACTGAAGAAGAGCCAAACCCTGAAGAAATGGGTGAATCTTATTTGGATGGTATGTTTTCTAGAGTATTTGGAGAATCACAAGTAGATAAGATTTTGAAAAAATACGTAGTAATTAATGAAAATGAAAAAAAATTCATTAAAGAAAAACAAATTAATAAAAAACAAATTTCAGAATCAAGAAAGGCAATATATTCAAAAGAAATTAATAGATTAGCTCTTACTAAAAAACAAAAAGAAATATCAAACAGAATTGTTGAGAATTTTCCATTTATAACTTTTGTTGGTAAAACTAACAAAGGTAATTTAATATTTGAAAATAATAACAAACAACTTAAGGTATCTCCACAAGGTAATATCCTATGAGTTATTTAGTTTTTATTAACGGACTAGGAGCAAATTATCGAGGGAACAAAACTTACGAGTTTATTTTCTCAGAAACAACTGACGTATTTGGTGATGATTGGGACACAAGTCCGGCTAACGGAAACCCAACACCACCTGATACTGAAGAGATTAAAAAAGTAGGAGTATTGAATAGAGACGGAATAGATATGGAGCTCATTCAAAACTCCGATTTTTTTTGTATGAAAGATGCGGTTGACAATGTTGTTGCGTTAGGTTGGGAAAAAGATAGTGATATAGATAATAGATTAGTGTTTCACTTTGGAATGAGTGAACAACAGGTTAAAGATAAACTATACGAAAAGGATATAATCCTTGAGTATTATAAAGAATTTGAAGAAAATGGTAACAGAAAAACAAATCCAAGAAATTCTTAAGATGGGTGTTAGTAGAAACACTTTATCAAAGATGACATTAAAAGAAATTAAAAACTTACACGAGAGTATGGTAAATGCTCAAGGGTTTGTTGGAATGGATAAACCTATTGGAAGAATGACTTCAGTTAAAAAATCTGAAACTAAAGAAATGATTACCAAACAGGTATTACAACCAACCAAAAACGCAGATGATGCTAAAAAATTGATAGCGTTAGTTAGTAAGGCCGACCCTAATATGTCTGTAGAATTAGGTGAAACAAAAAAAACTAAGAAAAAAGTTGAGAAAAATCCATGGGCAATCTGTACATCATCATTAGGTTTAGAAGGTAAGAAAAAAGATGATTATACTAAAGGTGAAGATAAGAAATTTGAAAGATGTGTTCTTGATGTCAAAAAGTCATTAAAAGAAGGTAAAAATCCTTATAACGTAATTTTGGAACAAAAAATGAGAGAGATTGTTGAAGCTAATTTAAGACCAGCAATTACTAAAAAAGATTTAATGAATTTAATGCGAAAAAAAGTAACTAAAGAAAATTCAGAAATGACAGAATCCTCAAAAACTAAAGAAAAAACTACGGAAAAGGAAAAAACCACAACAAATCCTAGAAAAAGTCCTTTCAAACCTGCTCCAGACGCCGCTCCAAAACCAAAAGGTTCAGGAACTGAAGAGAAGAAAAGAACTAAAGAAAAGGAAAGAACAACAACAACTCCTAGAAAAAATCCTTTCCAGCCGGCACCAGACGCTGCCCCAAAACCAAAAGGTGAATTACCAAAATATTTAAGTTTTGGTAAAATGAATATTAAATTAAAAGGTGAGTAAGATGAAAAAAGAACAATTAGTAAAAAGATTGGTTAATCGTATTAATGAAGCTCCTATCGGATACGAAGGACCTGAAAGAATGGCACCTGATATCCAATCTAAATTTGAAAAAGGTGAAACTCCTCATTCGGGTAGTAAAGCATTTCCTGAAATCACACCTGAAGGACCGGATAAACCGTCTAACTTTGAGCAACTTATTGCATCACAAAGATTTAAAGATGTTATCGGTAGATTAAAAAGATATACAGGTCTTCAAGATGTTACATCACAGAACTCAATGATGACACTTCAAATGATGGTGATGAATGCTATGCAAGAAATTGCTCAGATTGAATCGGAAAATAAAGAATATTTGGAAGAACTTGCAATTGAATTAGTTCAAAAAGAATTTGGTATTCCTGAAGGAGCGTTACAATATGATGTAAAGTTAGTACAACCAAATGATATTGACTCAAGTAAGTTATCACCTAAAGGTGAAGAACCAAGTGAGGAAGACATTGAAAATATGTTTGGTTCTGAAGAAGAACAAGAGCAACTTGAAGATTTCATGGACTCATTTGAACAATTTGATTTGGAAAAGGCAAAAAGAAGATTTATCAATTCACTTATTCAAGGAGCTGCAAAACAATCTTCATATATGTTTGAATTATTAAATAGAGAGTTAAATGCTATTAACCCAAGATTACTGAATATGTATGGTGTTTTTATGTCATTTGCAGATTCACTTTATTGGTTAATGCCTGACTCAATGGTTCAAGGTATGGCTGGTAGTGGAGAATCTACTTATGGTATGTCAGAATTGGATGCTAAGACTGACCCACCAACTGTAAAAGCTCGTGGTGTTAACTTACCAATCCTTATTCATGAACTTGCTAAAGGTGTTATGGAAATTGCTGGAACATACGGATTACCAAAAGATAAGACAAGACAAGAGGCGGTGATTAACTCACAAGATACTGTTGTCGGTGAAATTTGGGACATGAGATTAGGTCCTGCTATTTGGCAAAAGTTCCGTGAGTCTTATCCTGATGAGTTGTTTGATGATGATAAGAGAAACTTACAACAATATTTCCTTGTTAAGTTTGCTGAACTTACTCCAAATGAATTTTTTGCCATGGCTCGTGAAATTTTATCAGGTTCACCAAAAGGAAAGAAAATGGTGAAAGATATGGTTGATGAAATTGTTGAAGAACTAAAAGG